AAAATGAGGTCTGTATATCATCAGCTAGACTTTCAAAGTCTATCACTATTAGATTTAGTGCTGTCTGATGATGTTTCATTTAAACCCTCTATATTACTCTCTTTTTTCTCTAGTGCAAGTTTTTTTAATAAAGCATCCGGTGCTCTACCTATACGGCAATTTATAATGCCATTGTAATAATTGTTTTCTAGTAAAACATTAGCATCAAACTGCATTTTAGCTTCATAATAAGCTAGTTCAAACTTACTATCACATAGTTTAACAATTTCAAATGTAAAATTTTCTTTTCCGTATTTTATTATGTCTTCGTTTAATTCATTAGAAGAGGATGTATAAGTTTTCCAATCTGTTTCTATGTCAAAATGACGTTTATTCTTTTTGCCCTTTAGAGGTTTAAGCTTTTTAACAGACTTCATTTGTTTTTTACCTATATACACCTTTCCGTTCTTGATATTGGTAATAACATAAATAAACCCGTACGGAAGGCTATTTGTGTCGATAGTAAGCTTTGTAATCCAATGACCTAAGTCCATTATTGTTAATTATTACAAACTTGGAGGTGTTCTACGGATTACCTTGAAAGGAGTCTTAAAACCAGGAAGCTTTTTAGGAGCTTTAAATTTGTTTTTCTTTTTTGGTTTTTCAACCTTTGTACCAAACAAATTACGTGCATCATTAGGTTCTCCGTATACTGAAGGACCGGATTGCCCTATATTACCAGTTGGATTAGGGTTTGCCATGCCTACTGAAGCGTCAGTCATTCCGGCTCCCATATCTTCCATTAATTTATTGTATTTTTTGTTAAAATTTTTCACTGGACTTATCTATAGATTAATATATACTTATGCCGTCAAACTATGGACCTACCAGATTTAGATACTCTATTTACAAATTATCAAACGGAAATAATTCAAGACATTAAAGTGGATGAATTATCTCTTAAAGAGAAAGCTATGCTTGTTCCTACTATTAAGCATAAATGGGTAGCACGTATGATGCAGCATAAGAATCAATTACGCACCCTAAATAATAAAAAGAAAGAACTTGTTAAAGCTACCTCTAATGCTAGCCCAGTAAATTTGAGTAAAGCTGCTTTAGAGCAATTAACTCAAAACAACCCTAATGTTGCAAAACTTAACGAATATATAGATAAACTTGAAGGTATTATAGAATATCTAGAAAAAGTAGAAAAGCTAACAAGCTCTCTTACTTTTGATTGTAAGAATGTAATAGATTTACAAAGATTAGAAACAACTTAATGGTAGTTAACTTTCAATACGACCCTAAGCGTAAGGAAGTTAAAATCGTTTCTGATTATCTTCCTGCAATAAAAGAGCACTTTAGTGTTAAGAACGTTGCTGCCCGTTTCAATCGTTACCAAAGATTTTTACCACAACGAGTATATGCAATAACAGGTGCTGGGTACTGTGGTATTGGTTTAGTGTCGGAGATTATAAGTTTCTTAAAATCTCAAACCATACCGTTTGATATACAAGTTAACGAAGAATATAAAGATGCAATTAAACGTACTCACATCTTAACTCCTGGTACACAAAAGTCGTTAGAAAGCGAATTTAAACTTAGAGATTATCAGGAAACAGCTGTAGGTAAAGCATTAGAGCACGGTCACGGTATAGTTGAGCTAGCTACAGGTGGTGGTAAAACCTTAATTATTGCAAATCTAGTATATGCTGCTTTGCATGAAATCAAACTCACAGAAAAAATACTAATAATTGTACCAGATTTAGGTTTGGTGGCTCAAACGTATAAAGATTTTGAATCCTATAAATTTCCTATAGAAATAGTAAGCAAGTGGACAGGTACAACAGAATTAGACCCTAATGCTCGGGTTATTATTGCTAATATGGGTATATTACAAAGTAAATCTTCAGATTTATCTTGGTTTAATAAAGTAGGGTTACTAATTGTAGACGAGTGTCATAAATTACGTAGAGGTAACAAAGTATGTAAACTTATTGATAAAATACCCACACTGAGGAGGGTAGGGTTTACCGGTACATTACCAGAAAGTGAAATAGATAAATGGAACATTAACAACATTATAGGGCCAGTTATCTTTAAGAAAACCACTACGGAGTTACGTGAAGCTGCGGGTGGAGAATATATAGCTAACGCCCAATGTATAGCTATACATATAGAATACAGTCGTAAGCCTGATTACACTGCAGTATCTGCCTCTCAACGCTATTTAACTGAGTTAGAATTTATACATAACAGTAATTATAGAAATACTGTTCTTAGCAAAATGGTAGCTAACTTAGCAAATAACTGTCTTATACTTGTAGATCATATTGCACATGGTGAAAAGATGTTTAGGGATTTTAATGCAAATATAAAAAACAAACAAATATTTTTTATACAGGGTAGTGTAGAGTTAGAGGATAGGCGTTATGTGCAAGATCTCATGGAAAAAGATAACAATATTGTTTGTATTGCTATAAGTAAGATATTCTCAACGGGTATATCTATTAAAAATATACATTACATTATATTTGCAGCCGGTGGCAAATCAAAGATTAAGACTTTACAATCTATTGGTCGTGGGCTGAGAGTACATGAGAATAAAGATATACTAACAATTATAGATATTGTAGACAAACTAGTTTATGGCGGAAAACACTACGTTAAACGAAAAGAATTTTATGACCTTGAAAACATCAAAATATGTGAAAAAAACCTCACCGAGCCAACCTGGTGAACCTAAACCTGTAAAGCCTTTAAGTCCAACTGCTAAGGCTAAAAAGGAATATTACGTAAGCCCAGCTGATTTTACGGCTGAGTTACGCAAATACTATGAAACTGATGTTATTACTAATGAGTTGGCACTTATGATAAAAAATATTGCTTACGGGCTTGCACATGCTTCAAATTTCATTAACTATACATTCAAAGAAGACGCTATTGGAGATTCTTTAATTAATATGTTTAATGCATTAAAACAAAAGAAGTATAATTTTGATAAAGGAAGTAATCCGTTTTCTTATTTTAACTCTATATCATTTAACTGTTGGAGAAGTCGCATTAAAAAGGAAAAACGTATGAGAGATACGCTTGCAGCGTATCAAGAAGAAGTTTATAGTGTAATTGGACCACAGGTAGGTGTAGATGACCCTGTTAATCCAAATAAACGTAATAATGAAAATTCATAATTCTAAAGTAGGTATTTTTTCTGACCCGCATTATGGTGTACATCGCAATAGCGAGACATGGCATAAGATTGCAATGGATCATGCTAAGTGGGCTGCAGATCAATTTAGACAACGTAATATAAAAGATATAATTATACCAGGAGATATATTCCATGATAGAAATGATATTGCTGTTAATACTCTTCATATTGTTAATGATATTTTTAGGGAGTTTATCGACTTTAATATTATCATTACTGTTGGCAATCATGATGCTTATTATAAAGATAATTCTAATGTTAATTCTGTTTCTATTCTCAAAGGATGGACTAATATTACTGTTATTGATAGGTTGTTTGTATTTGATTATAAGAAAACGAAAATAGCTTTCTGTCCGTGGGGGCAAGAAATAGAAGAAGTACCCGTATGCGATTTAATCGTAGGGCATTTTGAAATTAATAGTTTTAAGATGAATGCTTTCAAAGTGTGTACTAACGGTTTAAAAACAACCGATCTTACTAGTAGAGCAAAACTCACTGTTTCAGGTCATTTTCATCATAGAGAAGAACGCAAATATGAAGACCGTACTATTCTTTATGCTGGTTCACCATATCAACAAGACTGGGGAGATTACAATACTAAAAAGGGACTATACATACTAGATCTTGATACGTTAGGGTATGATTTTATTGAAAATACTATATCCCCACAACATAATAAGATAACGTACAAAGAGATTGCAGGTGGTAAGTACACTGTAGAGGAACTTAAGACTCTTATTAAAGGAAATATAATTAAGTTCTACATCGATACACCATTAGAACCGGAAGTCGTAGATAAGATGGTAAAAAAGCTCAATTCTATCAAGCCGGTTGAATTTGCTATTGAATATGATTATAATGAAAACTCTAAACTCAATATAGAAGAAGCAAACGCAAAAGACTTTAATATAAGTGTAGAAAATTCTATATCAGAATTCATTGATTTACTTGAAATTAAGCATAAAGATAAAGTAAAGTCTTACATTAACGATTTATATCATAAAGCCCATTCTTTAACATGAAAATAGGAGTAGCCGTTATAGCATGCGATAGATTAGAATACACAAAACAATGTGTACAGAGTTTACTTGCAAACAAAGGCCCATTAACAGATATTATTCTTATTAATGATGGTATTAAGATTCCTGACGGTACATTACCAGAAGGTATTGAAATAATGAATAATAGACCACCCTATCAAACGGTTGGTGTTGCTAAAAATAGAGCAATGAATGTTCTTATGAATAGGAAATGTGACCATATATTTCTTATTGAAAATGACATTTTAGTTCAGACTCCAGATGTTTGGCAAAAATACATTGATACAGCTTTAGGTTCTGGTGTATTTCATTTAAACTTTGGTTATCACGGACCTGCTAATAGAACACCAGATTATAAATCACCTAGACCAAGATATATAGTAGAATATCCAAAAGGTATAAAGGTTGCTCTTAACCAGCATTGCGTTGGGGCATTCTCTTATTTTCACCCGAGTGTTATAGAGAGTGTTGGTTATCACGATCCGTATTTTAAAAATGCATGGGAACATGTAGAATTATGTCAAAGAATTATTAAAGGTGGTTATATGCCAGCTTTTTGGTGGTTTCCAGACGTAGAAGGCAGTGATGAAATGCTTAAAGAGATACCCGGTTCAATACAAAACAGTTCTATAACACATACTGAGAAATGGACTAAGAACATGATAGACGGGGCTAATTACTACAGAAAGGTACACGGCAAATCTGCTGTAGAAAATACTGATACTCCTTTAGAAAAGGTGTTAAGTGCCTTGAAAACAATATATACTAAAAATGTAATTAACCTAAACAAATAACATGCAAGTATCTCACATAGGTCTATTAAAATCTCAGGGACATGGTTTAGGTAATCAGCTATTTTTAATTGCTAGCACTATTGGTATAGCAATGGATCATAATTTGCGTTACGGGTTTTCTAACTGGAAGAACAATACGTATTTTGCTAATAAATTACCAGGTTTAGCACCGGGACCGTCTGTTATAGTTAAAGAAAAGAGCTTTGATTATAACCCTGTAGAGTTACCGGTCAATACATTTGTTTATTTAGATGGGTATTTTCAGAGTGATAAGTACTTTAATAAAGTAGAAGATAAAATAAGAGACGTATTTCAATTTAATTCTACTTTAGTAGATGAAGTAAAAAACGTATTAAATCAAATAGATTTATCTACTACTTGCTCTATACATGTGCGGCGCGGAGATTATTTAAACTATCCCAATATTCACCCTCAACAACCACAAGATTATTGGTTTTCTGCACAAAAAGAAATAGAAGAACGCGCAGAAGTAAAAACCTACATTGTATTCTCTGATGATATACCTTGGTGTAAACAAAATAAAGATTTATTTAATCGTACCGGTAAAAAGGTTTTATTTCTACAAGGTAGAACTCAAATAGACGACTTTATAGGTATATCACTTTGTAAAAATAATATTATTACAAATTCTACATTTTCTTGGTGGGCAGCCTGGCTTAATAACAATTCTGATAAAGTAATTGTTATGCCTAAGCTTTGGTTTGGTTCAAAAGGTCCCTCTGATGGTAAAGACTTAGTAGTAGAAGGATGGATACAAAAATGAATAAAATAGAACTCTATATTAAAGATAGTAATTTTGCACATTGTATATTCAGTAATAACCCTACACCACCGGTTAGTATTGCAAAACATGTTATTTGGAATCGGTCAGACGCCCCTCCTGGTGTAGACGTAATATGTACAGACTACCAATTAGAAAACGGTAATATAGCATGGTTATTAGAACCTCAAGGTATACACCCGTTTGCTTATGAATATGTAAAGAATAACCCCCATAGGTACAAACAGATATGGACTCACGATAAAGAGTATTTAAGTTTACCTAATGCTAAATGGTATCCTGTAGGTGGATGCTGGATTCCAGTAGAATTAAGGCAAATATATGAAAAAAGTAAAATGTTTTCTATTATTGCATCTAATAAAAATCAATTACCTGGACATCAATTAAGACATCAAATTATACATGCATCCGGTAAGAATATTGATGCTTTTGGTCCGAGTTACAAACAATTTATAATACACTCAATGAATAAAATTGAGGGACTTAAAGATTATAGGTTTCATTTTGCTATTGAAAACTGTAAGAAGGATTTTTATTTTACAGAAAAGCTTATAGATTGTTTAATGACTGGCACAATTCCGATTTATTGGGGATGCCCATCTATAGAGAAGTTTTTTAATATTGATGGTTTTGTTATATTTAATGATATGTATGATTTAAAGGATAAACTTAAAACTTGTACACCAGACTTTTATAATAGCAAAAAAGCTGCTATAGAAGAGAATTTTAAACTTGCACAAAACTATATTTTATCCGAAGATTGGATCTTTAACAATATTTTAAATAAAAATGAAAAGACAGTTTGATACAGGAGCCCAAAGAGATACAGATGTAGGTAAACCAAGAATGAGTTTAATACCTACACAAGAACTTATTAAGGTGATGGATCATTACCGTAAAGGTGGTGAAAAGTACGGGTTTGATAACTGGAAGCACGGCATGACTACTTCTGTATTTTATGATAGTGCACAACGCCATTTACTTAAATGGTGGGCAGGAGAAGAAGACGAAGACCATTTATCAGCTGTAGTATGGAATATTATGGGTGCTATGTGGACGCAAAAGAACAAACCAGAATTAGATGACAGAAAAAACTTTAAATAATGCGTTATATTTCACATAGAGGTAATCTTAATGGTAAATCCGATAAAGAGAACCACCCTGATCAAATTAAATACTGTTTAGATCATGGGTTTAATGTGGAAATAGATTTGTGGTACATAGATGAAGATTTTTATCTTGGGCATGATGCCCCTCAGTATAATGTAGAGTTTGAGTTTATTGCACAAGATAACCTTTGGCTACATTGTAAAAATATAGAAGCTTTAAATCAAATTAAGCATTATGCGGTTAACTGTTTTAGTATAGATAAAGACGATTTTGTAGTAACAACCGCTGGTTTTATATGGTTAAGCCCGACATATAAAAAAGCTTATAAAGATGCTATCTGTGTAATGCCAGAGGATCCGAGATGGACATTTGCATCTGAACATTTATTAGATTTTGCTGGAATTTGTTCTGATAATATATATTATTATAAAGATTATGTTAATAGTCTTAGACGTTGATGGTGTACTAACTGACGGTAAAAAGTATTACGATAATACCGGTAAAGGCATATACAAAACCTTTAATGATAAGGATTTTACAGCTATTAAGCAATTTAAAGCTAATGGCTGGGATATAGTGTTTCTTTCTGGAGATACTAACGTTAATGAAGCAGTAGCAAATAACAGAAACATAGATTTCTTTAACAATAGAGATAGTGGCGGTATGGTAGACAAAGCAACCTACATACCAAAATTTGAGACTCGTTATAATGTAGAAAGCTTAGACATGGTATATGTTGGAGATGATGTCTTTGATATTAACATAATGAATCAAGTAGGGTATAGTTTTTGCCCTTCAGATTCTCCCAATAGCGTTAAGAAAGTTGCAATTGACCTCGAAGTTAAAGGCGGAGAAGGAGTAATTGTTAAACTATTTGAGTATTTTTTATTAAAAGGTATGGTTTTTGAGCCAACCGTGGATGTTTTAATTAAATGGGACCGTAATGAAAAATTTTGATATAACACTTTACGGGCATCTAAGCTATGACAACATATACGAAGATTTTAAAAACAGATTTTCTGTGGGATGTATAGGTAATGTTTGGAATCAGCTTAAAACAATCAATCCTCATTTTAAGGTTAAAGTAGAACCTACTGATATAGGAGAGTCATTGATAATGGTTGATGTTAAACAATGTAAACGCACGAGTATATCCCGTTTGTCTTTAAAAACTCAATCACCCTTTATACATTCTAGTAAGATTAATCATATAATGTATTTAAATGAGTTGCACGATAGAAGTTTTATTTCAAAACTAGACGGCATTAATGTAGCTGATACTTGCAACGGTACACCTTTAAATGTATATGATTCTAGCTTAGATTATATAGATCTTCTACTAATATCAGATGAGGATTCACATCATCTTAATATATCAAGCCTTTGCAAGTCAGTAAGAGGTAATGTACTGCAACACAGCTCAAGTGGCAGCATTTTATACAGTAAAAGCGGTACGAAATACTACTTTGAAGCAGAGCTTGTTCCAGACATTAATGTACTTGGAGCTGGAGACAAATTTGCCGCATATATATTGGCAGGATTACTTGATAGTACAAGAGACCTTCCTAAGGTAATACAAAACGCTCATAATGAGTTAACCAAACACTTTAAAAATGAAAAAGTATAACCTTTTAGTACCTCTTGCTGGTCGTGGTCAACGCTTTGTTGATGAAGGATTTGTTGTACCAAAGTACATGATTACTGCTTATGATAAGCACTTAATTGACTGGGCATTGAGTTCTATTGATACATCTGAATGTAACTTAATATTTTGTTTACGACAAGATCATATTAATAATTTTGGAGTAGATGAAATATTTCGAAAAAAATTCGGTAGAGATATACAAATAGTAGTTATTGATAGAGTAACAGATGGTAGTGTTTCTACTTGTTTATTAGCTAAGCAGCACATTAATAATAATTTACCGCTTTTTATATATACTGTAGACGTACACTTTAAACCTATTTTTAAGCCTTTTGATCTTAGTGAAGACGGTAATGTATTAACATTTAAAAGCAATAACCCTGCTTACAGTTACGTAAAAACTGACGGTACTTCAAACAACTATGCATTATTAACTGCAGAAAAAGAAGTAGTCAGCAATAATGCATGCGTTGGGGTATACGGGTTTAAAACAGGTAAGGTATTTGTAAAGTATGCAGAAAAAATGATAAAAAAGAATCTGCGTACCCGTAATGAGTTCTATATTACTCCTCTTTACAATTTAATGATAGAAGACGGTTTAAAGGTTACTATAAAAGACGTTGACGAGATGTTTATTATGGGTACACCTGAAGAATATAAATTCTTTACTACTCGAGTGCTAAACCATTTTGGTAAAGGTAAAATAGCACTTGCTAGTGATCACAGCGGTTTTGAACTTAAGGAAAGGTGTAAGACCATTCTTAGTGCTTTTAATTATGAATACATTGATTTAGGGTGCTTTACAAATAAAGACTGTGATCAGTTTGATTATATATCTCAAGCAATAACGTTTATTAAAAACGGTACTTGTACTCATGGTATTGGCTTTTGTTATACCGGGCAAGCTGTTAATATTGCAGCTAATAAAACAGATGGTATAAGGTCTGCATTAATATACGATGAAATAAGTGCTGAAAACTCAATTAAACATAATTGCTGTAACTTTTTCTCTATACCCACACGTATTACTAATGTAGATAAACTTGTAGAATATATTAGTATATTTAAACGCACTACGTTTGAAGGCGGTAGACATTGTGCTCGTATACAAAAGATAGAAAGTAGCTATGGACACTTATAACATAAAAGATTTCAACAACGGTTGGTTTATTGGAGATTTTAATCCAGCTGTATTTAAAAACCCTTTCTTTGAAGTGGCTCATCACCATCATGTAGCTGGTTATAAAGGTCCGTTACACACTCATAAAATAGTAACGGAATTAACATACATTGTAAACGGGGCTTTAAAGATTGATAATAAGATATTAAAAGCAGGAGATATGTTTGTATATCATCCTAATGAAGTATCTGATGTTTATATTATAAACGATGTAGATTTAATCGTAGTAAAATGGCCTTCAGTACCAAGTGATAAAGTACTTTTATGAGAAAAGCTATATCATTTTCAGGTCAAAGTCGTTTTGTGGTTGAAGGTTTAGAAACACTTCGCAGAAATCTTGTAGACTTTAACAATTACGATATATTCATACATACTTGGGAAGGACCTCTCAATAAGGATTGTTACTTGTATGAACCTAAAGCTATACTTGTAGAACCTCAAAAAGAAGTAGTACCACCTGAAGTACAAGAATGCTCTCCAGCTGCTTTTATACATTTTAGTATGTTTTATTCTATTAAAGATAGTTTAAGACTTTTAGCAGAATATGAATTAGCTAATAACTTCAAATATGATGTAGTTATACGTACTCGGTTTGATATCGGTCTTGAATCTAGACTTGATCCTGCTTCGTACAATCTTACAGAAGGGGTGTTTTCACCTAATGTATGTGCTAATCCTTTAGTTATATCTGATTGGTTAAACTTTTCTACTTCTAATAATATGAAGTTATACGGAGAGATTTACGATAATATTACTAATTATTTTAAAGTTGGTGTTAAAATAACATCTGGAGAAGAGTTAATAACTCATATGCTTAAAACTAAACGTATACCAATTAAAAAAATACCTTGCGATTTGTTTCTATTAAGAGATAGAAACATACACCACACCCTTTCAACTTACTGGAAATATGCAAACTAAAATAGATTTAAAAAACGTTACATTTAATATACCTATCAGAATTGATAGTGAAGATAGAGCGTTTAATTTAAAATATATTGTATCATATTTACAGACTAACTTTGATACTAATATTATCATTTACGAGAACGGACCTAAAAAGTTAGTAGACTTTAAGGATAGTAGCATTATTCACATATATGAAGAAGGTAACGGGCTATTTCATCGTACTCGCTACTTAAATGAAATGGCGCGTTTATCTAGAACAGACTACATAGTCAATTATGATTGTGATGTTTTGTTCCCTATTAAACAAGTAGTAAAAGCGGTAAAGATCTTAAGATCTAATGATGTAGATTTTGTTTATCCTTATGGCGGCTTGTTTGTTAACATACCAAGAGAAGCTTTAAACAATACATTTAATGTAGATGAATTAGATCCTGCAAATTACCCTAATTTTGGTAGTAATTCTGTGGGTGGCGCTATTTTATGGAACAAAAAAGTGTTTATTAAAGGTGGTATGGAAAATGAAAACTTTATTTCCTGGGGTGCAGAAGATTGGGAAAGGTTTCGTCGTTTTGTTAAACTCGGTTATAATGTAGGTAGAGTAAAAGGTCCATTATATCATATAAATCATAGTAGAAGCATTAATAGCAACGAATCCAATCCTAACTACACAAAGAATGTAGCGGAATTTAACAGGATAGTTGATATGTCCAAAGAGGAATTAATGCAACATATCAGTACTTGGTCCTGGCTTTCCGTATAGAGAGACTATAATCATAACTGATGCGTTATGTACACTTTAAGCACTTAAAGGCTTTTAACTTCTTATCTATAGGCAAGAAGCCTGTAGAGATTGATTATAAACCCGGTTTAAATATTATTACCGGTAAGAACTATGATAAAGCTGATAGAGCTAATGGAGTAGGTAAATCTACTATTGCTGATGCAATGCATTTTGCGTTGTTCGGTAACTCTATACGAGAGCTTAAGAAGGAAAACATTGTTAATGATCAAGCCCCAGAAGCTTTATGTGAAGTAGAGCTAGACTTTGATATTCATACAGGAGATGCAGTTAATAATTACAAAATAATTAGAACTATAAATCCTACTAAGTGTTATTTTTTCGAGAACGGAGTAGATATGTCTCGTTCTGGTATACCTCAAACTACGGAGCTTATTGTAAAGACAATAGGTACTACTTCTGAAATATTTCAGAATACTGTTATTATGACCTTAAACAGTACTATACCGTTTATGGCTCAAAAGAAAGTAGAAAAGCGTAAATTTATTGAAGGTATTTTAGGTTTAGAGGTGTTTGGTAATATGCTTTTGTTAGCGCGTACCGAATTCAATGAAGTAAAAAAGAGTTTAGATATTGAAGACTCAAAACTAAATGAAACAGCTCGTTCTTTATTAGAAGCAAATAAACAGAAAGATACACATGAAGAATCTAAGAAAAAGAGATTAGCAGTACTGTTACAACGTCAAAAGAATAACGAACAAGAGCTAGTTGTAATAAAAGAAAAACTCAATAGTTTAGAGTCTGTAGATGTAGAAGCTCAAAAAGCGGTTGAAACAGAATTAAAGAACTGGAAAGACGCTAAAGTAGCTTTTAATAAGAAAGTTGATGCTATTAATAAGAGTGTTGCAGAAGCAAATGCTAACCTTAAGTTCTATACAGAACGTCTTAAGAAATTACAAAAAACAGACAGTAAGTGTCCTCACTGTGGTGGTAACCTTAACATTGAATACGAAAAAGACAAAGCTGAGTACGAAAAGTACATTTCAGATGCTAACGAAACACTAGCTAAGGAAGCCCCACGTTTAGATAAAGCTCGAGACAGTATTTTAAAGATAGAAAAGTCTATTACTGATACTCAAACTAAGTTAAACGACTTTTTAATACGTCGTAAAGATGTAGAATCTAACAATAACCGTATAAAGCAATTAAACGAGTGGTTACAATCCCTTGTTGTAGATATAGATCAACTTAATAATGATTCTAATAATTTTCAAGAAATTATCGATGGCATTACTGCAAGACAAGAGGAAATAAAAAAGAACATTACGGCTTTTCAAGAAAAACTCGATATTATTGAGTCCGCTAAGTATATTGCTTCAGAAGAAGGTGTAAAGTCGTTTATCGTAAAGAAAATACTTCAGGTTCTTAATACAAGACTAGCCTTTTATTTGCGTAAGCTTGAAAGTAATAGTATCGTTACATTTAATGAATACTTTGAAGAAACTATTACTAATGAAAGAGGTAGCGAGTGTAGCTACTTTAATTTTTCTGGAGCTGAACGTAAAGCAATTGACCTTGCAATGCTATTTACATTTCAAGATATACGTAGAGCACAAGCAGATGTTTGGATTAATTTAAGTATGTTTGACGAACTTCTCGACTCATCTTTAGACGAGAAAGGCATTGAGTTAGTACTTGATATTCTTAAAGATCGAGTAGATAATTATAATGAATCAATTTACATTATTTCACACCGCAAAGAAAGTAAAAAGTATTGTATTGGCGGGGAAATCGTTTATCTTGAAAAAAGAAACGGTATAACAACTAGAACAACCAATTATGATGTCTAATAACGGTGGAGTCTTCGGAGCCCCTCAATTACCTTTCGGTGCACCTACAATAGGTAGCCCGTTAGCAAACAGCCAACCAACACCTGTAAGCATGCCTACAGGTATACCTCAAGATATGAAACGTGCAGTAAGTTATGCTGCAGATCATCAAGGCTGCGGATTCTGGAGAATGCACTGGCCTGAAGCTATTATTAATGGTAATCAATTAGGTATTATTAATAACAATAACTTCATGATTTTGCAGGAAAACTTCTATCAAGATGTAAGAAGTGTAAGAATACAAAGACAAGTTACACCTACTCAGTTACAGTTTGTACAGTTTTTAAGAAATATATCTAATAAGACTAATAACTTTAAGATATATTACGAAATTGATGACGTTATATTTGCTGAAGACATTCCAGTTTATAACAAAGCACGTGAAGCCTTTACAGATCCTAACATTGCTAAAACCGCAATACAAATTATGCAGCTTTGTGATGGTATTACTGCCCCTACAGATTATATGTCAAAATACTACGAAGAAAGGTCTGGAGTAAGGGGCATTACATTGCCTAATTACATGCCTAAGTTCTGGATGGACCGTTTCTATGTAAAGAGTAAGATTTCGGATAATTACGAAGATAACAAACGTCGACCACGAGTAGGTTATATTGGAAGCCCTACGCATTTTAATATAGCTGGCTTGAAAGATGTAAAAGACGACTTTGGTGATATTGTTAATGTTATTAAAAAGACTCTTAAACAGTTTAAATGGGTGCTAATGGGCGGATGTCCTGCTGAACTTGCTGAACACGTCAGAAGTGGAGAAATCGAATATGTAGGTTGGACTCGCATATGGGATTACCCTTCTACATTTAATGCTTTAAACGTCAATATTGTTATTGCACCTTTGCAAAATAATAAATTTAATCTTGCTAAAGCTAATATTAAACATATTGAAGCCGGGGCTTTAGGTTTACCTTGTGTATGTCAAAACTTAGAACCTTATAAGGATGCACCGTTAAAGTTTAATACCGGTGAAGAAATGATTGAAATTATTAAGAAAGTTATGTCTGATCGTAAGCGCTATCTTACTGAATCAGATCTTGCCCGTAAAAACGCATGCAAGTATTGGTTAGAAGACCATATTAATGAGTATTGTAGTCTATATTTCTCTTGATAAGTTCGTAAATGGTCCCATAATAATGGGCTGTGTATAGAAACGTTTATTATAATCAAAGAGAAAGTAACTGCTATCTTTTTACGTGGGATGAGCAAGGTAATCGTATTGTTAAGAAACAACGACACCTTCCTTATTTCTACATAGAAACTAATTCAGATACTGTTGACGGACTTTCTATCTTTAATACTAAGTTGAAGAAGAAAGTCTTTGAAAGTAACTTTGAACGCAATAAAGCCGCTCAAGATGGAGCAATAAAAAGACTTTATCATAACATACAAGTAGAGCAGCAGTTTCTTATTGATACATATAAGAACGATTATGAGAAGCCTGAATTCTCTATAAACCCATTAAAGGTATGCTTTTTAGATATCGAAGTATATTCACCAGATGAGTTTCCTGAAGCTAAAGATGCAAAACACCCTATCAACCTTATTACCATTTATGATAATCTTTCGGAGACTTTTTACACTTGGGGTTGTAAGCCTTATACTCCTTCTCGTACGAACGTTGTTTACACTGAATGCACTAGCGAGTATGATTTGTTAGAGAAGTTTTTAGAGTTCTGGGAAAACGATTACTTTCCTGACATATTATCTGGTTGGAACACGGACTTTTTCGATTTTCCTTACCTTATTAATCGTATTAACAATATTCTTGGTGAAGAGCAATCAAAGCGTTTGTCTCCTGTAAAGAGTTTATGGTGTCGTAAAGGTATCTTCGTTAAGGGTCAAGAATTAGATCGCTGGTACATACATGGTGTATCAGCAATGGATTACCTTGAAGTATATAGAGGTTTTGCGCGTGGTTTGTTAGAGTCTTATGCTCTTAACTTTGTAGCACAACATGAACTGGGAGAAGGTAAACTAGCTATCAATGCTACCAACCTAGCCTCTCTTTCTACTAACGATTGGAATAACTTTGTTGATTATAACATACAAGACGTTGATCTGTTAGTACGAATGGAAAAGAAATTACAGTTCTTTAAAATCATTCGTATGTTAGCTTATAAAGGTTTAACGTCGTTTGAAGCTGCTTTAGGTAAAGTATCTATTGTTACCGGGTGTGTTGCTTTAGAAGCATATAAACACGGTATGATTATACCTACTTTCGTTGAAGGACCAATTAGAGAAGAAGTACCAGGTGGATTTGTTAAAGACCCTGAAAGAGGTTTGCAGAAGTCAATTGTAAGTTATGACGCTAACTCACTATACCCTAGCACTATCATTACCCTGAATATATCCCCGGAGACAAAGGTCGGTAAGATAGTTAATAAAGATGATAATGGGGTTACAGTACGTCTAGCTTCAAATAAAAAAGACTTTAAAATGTCTAACGAGCAATTTGTACAATTTGTACAAGTAGAGAAGCTCGCTATATCCAAAGCAAATGTACTTTACACTCAAAAGAAAAGAGGTGTAGTGCCTTCTTTAATTGATAGTTTATACAAAGAGCGAATTGTAAACAAAAACCAATATGTTAGTTTAAAGAAAAAATTAAGCGACCTAACCCCTGATACAGATGAATACAAAACGTGTAAGTTTAATATGGAACGAGCTGACACCATACAGCATGTCATCAAAATTCTTCTCAACTCTATCTACGGTGTTTTTGCTAATAAGTTTAGCCCTATTTGTGATAGTGATCATGCTGGTAGCATCACTCTTACTGGTCAGTCGGTGGTTAAGCAAGCATCTGATATTATTGATCAATACGCTAAAGAAAAACTAGGCTATACTGGTAAGTCATTAACAATCTATAACGATACGGATAGTACTCACGTCACTATTCAACCGTTATTAGATATAATGAAGCTAGACATATTAACTAACAATAAAGTTAATAAAGAGGGGTTAAAGTTTATTGACGATGAGTTAGGAGTGTACCTTAATAAAAACATTGAACAGTGGGCTAAAGATGCTCTTAACTCTACAGACCCTCGTTACTATTTTAAGAGAGAATCTATTTGTGATGTAGGAGTGTACCTAGAAAAGAAACGGTACATTATACACGTTTTAAATGATGAAGGTGCTAATGTAAACAAATTCAAGTATGTTGGCGTTGAAATTGCTCGTTCTACCACACCTAAAAAAGCTAAAGAGTTAATTAAAAAGGTTATTGAGAACAGTCTACTAATACAGGATCAAAACAAAGCAAATGCTCTTTATAGAGAAGTATACGAAAACTTTAAAAGTCTTTCTATTGACGATGTAGCTATTAGAGGTGGGTTGAGTGATATAGAAAAACACGAAGTAAGAGCGGAAGGGTTTAAAATTGCAAAAGGAACTCCTAACCACGTAAAAGGCGCTATTTGGTACAATCAATTACTCAAACACCGTAATTTGGATACAAAATATGAACGTATTACGTCTGGTGGTAAGGTAAAAAAGATATATATTGCCCCTAACAAGTACAATATTGACACTCTTTGCTTTCCAGTAAGCTTTCCACCAGAATTAAACGATTTTCATGTTGATTATGAAGAAATGTTCAATACAATCATCGTCACACCAGTAAAAGCTGTATATAATGCACTTAACTGGCATTTACCTCAACTTAACAATCAAGCACAAACCGACTTATTTGATTTATTCACATGATTAAGATATCACACGAATCTCCTTTAAGTATG